AACAGTCTGACTGGAGATAGGATATTTTCTCAACTCAATCGTTTCGGTTGGAGTTGATAAAACCTTAAATCCTACCATACTTTTATACTTTTAATTATTTGGCTACACACCAAACATGTCCTCTAGTTCATCATCTCCAAAGCCTTTGAAGTGCTGTTTTAATGATGGATCGAGGGTAGATTGTCGAGGAGAAGGGGCATTCCTATTTGATGTTGCTCCAGAATGAGAGGCGACTTTTAGTTTCTCTTTCTGAGCATTTATCTTATTCAGACCTTCTTCGGGCAAAACTTCGAATATATCCCTGTGAATCTTATTGAATATCTTCTTTAAGTCTTTAGGGTTATTCGGATGCTTGTATAGGGCATACTCTTCCTTAAATTGTGTCCATAGAACGCCGTTAGGGTCGTTATCGGCAGAATATTCAGGATGCTCCTCCAAGAATGTGTCGAGGATTTCCTGACCTCTATCTTGGTAAGTCGTCGCCGTTAATTCTCCCTTCTTGACCCAGCCATTTTTCTTGGCCATTACGCTTAACACCTTTTCAAAGTTGTCTAGCTCTTCCTTATTGTATGTTGCTAAGAATTTGTTATCTTCTTCGGTTAATGTGTCAATGTTTTCAGCGACATTATCCGTATTTTTGAAGATTTCAGCTGACTTATCTTTACGGTTAGCTGCTCTTAGTCTTGTTACTTCTAAGCGAAGTGCATACTCTCGAGGTGTCTCTGTGGATAACCTTTTAGGTTGATTGTTTTCCTTTGGTTGGTCTAAGAGTCTCTCGGGTTCTCCTTCTTCTACAGGGGTTTCTTCTCCTGTTTCTTCAGACTCTTTTGGTTGTTCTTCGGTTGAAGTTTCCGACTGAGTTTCCTTCTCACCCTCATCCACAGTTTCCTCTGTAGTTTCTGTTTCTTCAACATTGGCTACTTCGGTATCTATGTCTTCGGGATTTACTTCAATGTTTTTTTGATCTGACATATTTTTTACTTTTATTTAATTTTACTTCGCAAAAGAGTAACGAAGATGCAGCTCCCGATTTGAAAGCTGGACGCTCCCCCAGTAAGGAAAAGATACTAAACCTTAGAGGAGGAACTTTCAGCCCTCAAACCGCTGTATCTTTTGTCAATTGTTAAATTACTTTGATAACTTCTTGACTAATGATATGACGGCTCTATCTATAGTTTTTATGATAGAAAATCCTTCTCCCTTATCTTTTTCGTCTATCTTTTTAATTAAGTATTCTACTACTTTATCGCTTACCTTGATCTCTTTTTCTCCTCCCTTAGCATCGTCCCACGACCAATCGGAAGACTCTATTTTCCCTTCTTTGTCTAATTTATTCTTAATAATTCTTTCTCCTTTTTCCCATTCTTCGTCAGTTATGGCAAACTCTTTAATATCATTTAATACGAACGCTAATGTCTCGTGATCTCCCTTGTATTGGTTAAGGAGATCAATTGCGAATACTCTTTCTGATAAGTTTAACTTGATTGTTTTCATATCTTTTATTTTTTGTTATCTTCCGCATTTCTTCTTTGATAGAATCATGCTATTTATTCTTTTTCTTGTTTTTATTTAATTCGTTTAATGTCCTATCGTAATTCTCGTTTAGTTTCTTCTTGATGTCGTTTGGTGGTCCATCATAGCGATATGTGTTTGGATTTGGTTTATACTTTGAAATCTTTTGATCTTTGAACTTGGTCATATCGTATGGGTTAACCAACGAACCATCGCTTGTTGTTCTTTTAGGCATTTTGTTTTTTAATTCCTAAATTTTTAGCTACTAATTCACAATATCTTTTAACTCCTTCTATTCCTTCAGAGTAAGATATTGCTTTTGTACGAACATCGACCTTGTAGAAATCTAAGTGTGCTTGTGAAGCATTAGATTTGTTTAATGGAACGATTATCTTGAATTGGAATCCTCCACCTGATTCTGGGTAAACAACGTTTATCCCAAACTCTGGTCCGAGAATCTCATCTACTATTTTTCTCCAACCTGGAGGAACTGGAGATTCTTCTGGTTTTGATTCCTCTATTCTAATTGCCTCTGCTTTCTGGCTCTCAGTTGGTTTAGCTGGTGTTTGACTCATCTTATCTATTAGATTAGTCATCATACTCGCTAAACTCTCTACTGAATTTGATAGTTTATCAAACTCTTCTTTGCTAACTGGTTTTGGTTCTTTTTTTGTTGCCATATATTTTTTACTTCTTTTAATTTTACGTGATGAAGATACCACGAATATCTCGACCTTTTTAATTAAGCGGGACTAACAAATTGGATTTCACCTCTTTCTTTTCTAATATCCCCTGAAGTCCTTCTTCTACCATTGTTGGAACGTTTATCTCTGAGATGAATGAAATCTTTTCTCCTTTTTTGATATTCCTTCTAGCTTGGATAATGTTTTTCCTTCTGAATGTAGTCATTGTAGTCTTCCTTACAGGCATAAGATTCTCCTGTTCTTCTGGTCCTACTATCGTTAAGGTTAGCGCATATAACTCTTTGATGGGTATAAACGCTGAGATTTTCTCGCCTTTTCTGTCTCTCATTGACATCTCTACGAAGTTCTGTCCTTCTCCTGATTTATTAATCTCTACTTCTACATCGTGCTTGCCATTATTGTCTGAAAGTGTTGCTATATTGTGGTTAGTGATCATATAATTGTCTATCTAGGCTATCAAAGAATTCCTTTATGCCTAACTTTTTACCTTCTTTTATAAATACGGCCTTTAACGTTTCAAACTCTGAATTACCCAATACGTTTTCTTTGTCTATCTCTTCAATAAAATTACCATAATATCTAACAAGAGTTTCCCAGTCATCGCTGTTCTGTAGTTTCTTTAATCTTTTTTTGTCAAATTCTATCATGCTACCACTATTCTTAATCCGTATCTGGGCTTAATTCTCTCTTGATAAACACACGCTTCATCGTATGCTTTATCAAAAGACTTATACTCTCCTACTAAAGATTCCTCTTCTGTCTTTATGTTGTGTTCCTTAACTTCGTAATGATCACTCACTCTCTGTAAAAGAACTTCGTTGTTATCCTTTTTCATTGTCTTGATTAATTAACTCACAGATGTCATCTACCGTCAAGCCAGCATCTAGCGTTCCTTCTGCTGGTAGATTATATGATGTTCCATCTTTATTGAAAACTGAAAGATTCCCCGGACTCTCATTCCAGAAAACTGATTTAACTTTCTTGTTTCCCTCCTCTCTGAGTTTTATTGCTATTTGCGCTACTAAGTTATCCATGTTCTTTTCTTTATTAAATATTCTTTTATAGTTTCTGTCGTATTCTTCTTTATCGTCTACGTTGTGCAATGCGTTTAATCTCCAGTTGCTCATTGTCCTAATAAGTTATTTACTTGTGCATTGGGTTGTATTTGATTACTCGGAACAACGGTCGGCCCACCTGGATTAGGTGCTGTTCCAGCCTGATTCTCCATTGATTGATTCTGCCCTCCCGCCTGTCCTGGTTGTCCGCCCATCATGCCTTGCATGGCCTGCATCATAGGATTCTGGACAAATAGTTGTTGTTCTTTTGTTTGCATCATCTGCAACCATACATCGGGCAACCAATCCTTCTCATCCTCCTCGTTTGATTTACATAATTGTATCGCTGATTTTGCATATAACTCTGGGGGAAGTTGTAGTATCGGAACGAGAAGATTAAACATCTGAGATTTTCTTTGTGCTTCTAGTTCCTCTGATGGTGCTAACAAAGACTTGGTTACAACCTTAAATATCCCTTTCCATTCAAGGTCTTTAGATTCTATGTCTTGCCCTATCTGGAAGTATCTGGTATCTTTAGATTCAAACAGTTCTCCGTTTCTATCTTCTAAGTGTAAAGATACCTCTGGCATAAACGATGCCTTATAGTTATCTATCTGACCTTCTGCGTTTAACTTGCCGAATAGTTGGTCATGTTTAGTTTCGTTCTCTTTCTCATAAGCCATTAAGTCTTCTGCCGTAGCAAACTCTTTAATCTCTGGTGTAGATAAAACCTGTTTGCTCCAGGAAAGCGTAAGGTAAGCATCTTGTTCTATGCCCCATGCTATATTCTCTACTGGAACTTTAAGTCTTTTAAGAGATGCTTCTTTAGCGTGTAATATTTCCCCTAGAGTCTTGCCAGTTATTTCTCCTTCTAGTGTTGGGATGATACCTGAGTCATCATCTATTTCTGATTTAAGTTTCTCAAGTCCATTCCAAGTTTCTACTCCTGGGCCAGGAACTTCCATCCATTTCATCTCTCCGTTCTGTATTTGCACGCCTTTGCCTGGTTCTATTTTAATTTGTCCATTTCCGAATAGGTCAGTTGTCCCTGTGTAGAAGAACATCTTATAAATAGACAAGACTAATTGGTCCATTGTCATATTAGTCATCTTATCGTATAACTCTTTCTTGCCTTTTATAATCTGCCACAGCGATGTTCCATAGGGAGAGGATGCTGATTTTATAATCCAAGGGAAATGCCATACCGATAACATCCCATCGTCATTTGGAAGTGGTGATGCATCAAGAATAATCTTCTTAGATGGTATCCATATTATTTGTAAATCTTTTAATCTGTTCTCGTAGAACCCTACTGTAATAATATCCTTGCGTTCTTTCTTGTCCTCTTTCTCTCCTTGCTTTGATTGCTCATCAATCTCAACCTTGGCTGACCTGCCTACAAATTCAAAATTAGGATATTGTCCGAATTCTACTTTGGCTGTGTCGTAAGAATAATCTAATTCATAATAAACATCATTCATTGACAATTCGTTATAAGGCATGGTCATCTCATCTATCCAAACTCTTTTTGGGTCAAGACGCATTTTGTTGACATCATTAAAAAGAACTAACTCTTTGTTCTCATAGGTTTTGTTAACCTTGTCCGTGGAGGTTAACACCTTTTTGTTATACTTGATTATCTGAGGGAACGTTCTTCCTGCTGCCCAACCATATTTAGCGCAATCAAAAGTTAAGAGCTTAATAAGTTCTTTTGATTTAGTAATCTCCCAATTTCTTTTCCATATTGAATTGGCTAGTGCAGTTGTCTTTTCGTATTTCTTTGTAAGCGCAGTTAGAATGGCTTCAGGATTTCTGTCTATAATAATTGCCATTGCTGTTTGAATCTTTGTAAGCAATACGGGGTTAGATATATCTGACCTCCAGCTATCTTTATCAGAATTTATCTTAACCATTCTAGATCGCAAACCAGTATCTTGATCTGTCTCAAATCTTTTAGTTTCTGCTATCTCAAGTTTAGATGGTATATATTCATCGTCTGCTTCCTTCCAATCTTTTTCTATTAGTTGATTCTTTCTAAACTCTTTCAACTCTACTATTCTTGGAGACAAATACTTTATTGTCTTTGCGTCAATATCTGAGGGAACGTATGCCTTCGGTGTTTTTTCTTCTACTGGTGGGATGATCTGTTTTTTAGCCATTATTTTTTGTAATTAAAATTAAATGATTCTTCTTTTTGTTTTATATCGTATAAATATCTTTCTAATTTATTCATAGGCTGTTGTGGATATTGATCTCTTAATGTTTGGAGGAAATATCTGAGTTCGTCTGCTGCATGATCTTCACCATCAGTATCAACGTCTTCCACTTTATGTTCATCAAATATTAGAGTAGGTATCGTCCTTATTAAATTATTACACGTTCTGAATACTTGTAAAGAGGGGCTTTCTGTTTCTGACCATCTAAGGTATCTATGCACTGCATCCCAGCCCGCAATTCTGTCTTTAGAAGATGGCACTAAATTATTAATTCCACATCTTAAATATACTTCTGCAATTGTTTCTGGTAACCCAACTTTAGAGAATGCTGCAGAATCTATAACTGTATATTTGTAATCTTCCCCTTCAGAAAGTCTTGCAATTTCTCTAGCATGTTGATCTGCGTCTAATCCTTTTCCGTAATGTTCTCTATAAATAAATATTCTTTTATTCCAATCTACTGCATACCAATGACAAGATGTAATCCCATCTCTACCCGATGGGTCTATGCTTCTGAATCTTGGCCAGCTATCAGGAATAGTAAATGGGTCTACAACGTGTCTGTCTTCTCTCCACTCTGTAAAGAACTGTCCCTTAAATATATTCCAATCTCCTTCTACAAATGCTCTACGCATTTCTTCTGGTAATCCTTCTAGGGAATCAAAGTAGCTTTGCGTTAAGTGTTGGTTGTCTTTAGCCTTAGCTGGAATGAAATGAAATTGGTCTTGTTCTCTTTCCCCTGGTTCAAACTCATGGTCCATAAATATCTTCTTTACCCAAGCATGTCCTATCCCTCCAGGATTTGATGCTGCAATAAATTTAGTCTTCTCTATCCCTGGCCATCTCAAACGAGTTCTAAGAAATGAGAACACTTCATACTTATTCTTTGTAAGCTCATCAACTGCTATTGCTGCAAATTCTGATGATTGATATTTTGAAGGATCGTCTAAGTTTCTAAAACATACCACTCCACCCCCATACTCTGGATTTAATTTATATTCATAATCGCTTCTATTTAATGTTCCTAACCAAACTGGAAGTTCATATTCTATTTTAGATATTTGTCTATCTTTTAATGATGGATAATCTTCGCAGAATAACGCAACCCTTATCCCAGATTTTCCCTCGCTTGCCCAATAAAGAAGTAGGTCTATCAGTTGCCATCTTAACCAATACGATTTTCCACCTCCCATCGCTCCTCCGTATAATATATATTTATAATCTTTAACTGCCTTTGCCGCTTCTAATTGTTTAGGGGTAGGATGCCATAAATCTTTATCTAGACTAATCATAGTCTCTAGATATTTGTATTTTCACAGGAGCAACATCTACTTTAGTTTCTGATTTTGATGCGTGTATTTTATCCATTGCTTTCATAACGAATGGTCTTAATCTTTCAAATGCATCTTTCTGTTGCGGTGTTGCCTTACCATCATAAATCTTATCCGCCAAAACAATAAAACGATTCAATAGTTTCTTCATTGAATCTAATTGTTTCCTCTCGTATTCATATCCCCTCCTTCCACCTCTATGACTTCCTACATTTAATTTGTTTCCTATTGCGAATGGCATTTGCTTTTTTGTCAATATTGTGGTTAGCCACATTGACATTTTTAATTTAATGTTATCTTCGAGTGTCTCCGATAGAATAATCTACCTATCAGTTCTCTGTTCCGAAATCCCCACGCTTTCACCTAGAGACCCGAGAAAGACATCGAACCTATGAGACACTGGAAGAGAACACTATTAATAAATAATAACAATGATTATATATTTATGTCAAGCTTATGTCTTCTACTCTCATGTTTGTTATACTCTCCAAAACATTTTAAGGAACAGAAATGAGTCTTTATCCATTTAACTTCTTTCTCTTTTGTTCCGCAATTTAGACATCTTGTATAATCATATGTCTTTCCTCTAACTATTTTTCTTACGAATCTACCACTTGCTTTATCGTAGTTCATATGTTTTAATTCCTTACCGCTGGGCTATTTTTAATGGGGTGTAGCTACACACTTTTAATGGAACTATATGTTCCGAGAATAATCCTTTTTGCTTTTCAAAAGTCGTCAATTGTTTGATTAATGAGCAAGCCCAGCGGAGAAGAATCAATCTTCGTTAGTTTCTAATTCTTTTACTTCTAATATTCCGACCTTGAAGATAACGTTTTTTGTACCATCCTCGTTATCAGAATCCTCCGCCCTCTTTACACTTCCCTTAACCACTAGTATAACTTCTTTGTTAGTTAGTGCTTTTTCTAATGACCCCTCTCCCGTAAATTTAACTATGTATTCGTTTATTTCTTCTTTTTCAAACATATCATTGACTTTAATTTAATTATAATCTATAATCTAATTGCGAGAAAACAAATTGGCCATTGTACTCCCCGATATTCAGAAAAGGACGGGGAGTTTTTCGTTTATATTTTTGTTGCCTCAATCAATAATAATGCTATCTTCATAACGACCTTTGGGTCTGACTCCTTAAAGATGAATTCTCTATTTCCATTTTTCCCGAAGAGATTTAATCTCTTATTCTGCTCATTCACTACAACGTATATCATTCCTCCATTGTCATCTTTAATCCTATATTTTGTTTCTTCTTTTATTATGTCCATAAAATTGTTATTGGGGTCAAGGAAGCCGTCGTGAGTAGCAGTCACCTTGATAGCTTATGAAAATCCGACATTACTCGGAACTCCG